CCATAGAGAAAATGTTCGGATCTGACACTGGAAGTATGTCCACACGACCATCAAAGTCGGCTTGCATCGTCTCTGGAGGCACATTTCCAACAAAATAAGGGTATGGTACTGGATTTTCACTAAAAATTTCGGCTAACATGCGAAATTCTTGCTTTTGAGCGTAATGTAGACGTTTATGTATGCTTGAAATGATCTTTGAGCCTTGTTCTATCAACGCAACAGTCGTTCCAACGGGAGCTTGCGAGTTAACATCAGCAGTTTTTGCATCTGCAACCTGTGCAAAACGTCTGCCAGAGTCAACAACTACACCTAAAAGATTAGCTAATGTGGCTGATGGCTCTTTATATGGCAATGGGATGATTGAGTTTTTGAGATCTCCGCCTGGGACATCGATGTCCCTAAACTCCCCAGGATTAAGAGGCTCATCATCATTACGAATGCGAACACCACGAGATTTAAAACCAGCCGGTAGATTAGAGAGCGTACCTGCATCAATTAATTGCCTTAAAATTGATGTGGCTGCACGAGACAGACCACCAATTGTGTGTAATAAACCAAGTCCATAAAAACCAAATCCCGGTAAAAATTTGAAATGAGTAAAATATTGTCTTTTTCTTTTTAATGGGTCTTGTTCTCTAAAGTTTCTAGAAATCGATAACACTTTTCCAGAACCTTGATCAAGGGTGACAATATAAGGCAACATAAGACCCGAAGAATTCCCCTCCATATCCTTGTCTTCAAAACCTTCCAGATCCAAGTCCATGTGGCATTCCAACAAGGTATAAGAGTCATCAGAATAGTTTGGGCGTAATCCCAACAACTCATCAGAACGCTCTTTGATAGCTCCTTCATCTTCGCCATCGTTTGTTTCAGATAGTTCAACATCTCTGTATACTCCTGCTATTTGTAGTTTGCGAATATCATTATATGACATTCTAACTACATGTGTAACCCTTTCTGCTGTTCTTAAATCAGAAGCTGAATATGGGACAACCATATCTTCTGCTGGGACAAACTTGGAAACGGCTCTCTGTTTGGTTTCATCAAAGTAAATCTTTTTAAATGTAGAACCCGTCAACGGCAAATAAAATAACATTTGATCTGTATCTGGATCATACTCTTCCATGATTTCAGTAATCTGATAATTCATGAAATCTTCTACACGCTGAGCTTGTGCTTCAGTTTCTTGTGTTGGTGCTCCAAGGATCTGGGTTTTTACAGGTCCTCCACTTGGTAACATCTCTTTGTATGACTGTGCTTGAAACTGTGTTACGGCTTCAGACAGTAAAGGATGTGTTACACCACTTGCTCCTAAGAAGGGTTCACTTCGATCTTCGTAATTTATACCAAGTAAGCCTAATCCTTTTGATATAGCTTCTTCCCAATCTTCTCTAGACTCTAAGTCCTCACGAAACTTAGCTTGTATATCAGATGATAATTCTCCAAGAATGTCATCGTCAAGAACCTCTGCGAGATTGGCATCATGTCTATATTCTTCGGTTTCAACTTCTACTGCCTCTTCATCTGCTAGTTCTATACCTTCTGGTAATTCTTCAACAATCTCTGGTAATTCAATCTGAAGGCTATCTTCTTCGGGCATCATCTGACCCCCTGCTCCCATTGATCCTTCTACCATTCCTGCTATTTGTCTTGGTTCAATCGCCATTATCCAGCCTTTCTAAGGTCTACTTGCCCACCTGTTTTATACAATGTTCTTGATCTCTTGGCAACTTCTTCTCCTTTAGTGCCAGTACCTAAATCAATAAAAGTCATAGGTTCGTTGCCTATCTTTGCAGTATCAATACCTGATCCTGGATTAGCAACTTTAGTAATAAAATCTTGAGTACTAATATTTACGCCTTCTTTTGCTAACTCATCCATAACTTTTTTAGGGTTGGTAGAATAAGTACCTTTTCCAACTTCAGCCCCTCCTCGAGCAGCATCAAAATCAGCTTTGTTAGGCATTACAACACCATCTAATCCTAGCTTCTTTGCTTCGGCTATTGCTGATCTGAAAGCAAACTTAGAGAATTGATTCATGTCTCTGAAAGGAGCATTGTGTGAGTAAGGATTTATTCCTTGTATATGATCTGAAAATCTTCCAGCAGTTTCTTTTAGTTTAGGATCGTTAGATAAATTAGCCAAAGCTTTTATTTCTTGTTCTGCTTTTTCTGGAGTAAAATCCTCATTTAATTTAAGTAGAGCATCTTCAAAAACTTTCTTTTTAGATGAAGCGTTTTTCTGTGCCTTATTAAAAGATTCTTGTAATTTATCAACAGCTCCTTCTTGAGCTCCTTTGAAAGCATCCGCTTCAACACCGTAGTAATATTCTGATGCACGATTTGAAATATCTTTTATGGCGTTTTCTCTTTTTAAATTTGCAAAATTTTCTGGAGGCATTTCCCTATATGCCTTCTCGTAGCTTCCTTGTGCTTGAAACTTAATTCTATCGAATTGTGGAATGAAACCTATTTCTTGTGTTACTTCGTCCACAAGCTTACTTGCTATTTTGTCCATGGGGACATTGTTTATTTCCAATAAATCAGCCAACAAAGTCTCACCTGTTATTTCCAATTCATCAGCCTCAACTCTTGCTTTTATATCATCAAAATCAAGTTGATCTATAACTTTTTGAAACTTAGGATCATTCATTAAATCAATTGGAAATTGTCTATCCATATATTCTAGTGCTTTTAAATTTAAAGTTTCATTTTTTAATATAGTCGCCATCTGCTTATAAACTTTATTTACACCTTCCATAGAATTAAAATCTTCCGCAGCATCTTTTAGAACTTCAAATTTTTCAAACAAAGAAAGAGAACCATCTTCATAGTTTTCAACTAACCTAAAATTACTCATGTCTTCCATGTTATCAAAAGGTAAATAGTTCTTTTTACCAAACTTACTTAAAGGTTCAGCCAATTCTCCTATGTTTAAAGTCATTATTTCTTCTGTGGTGTTGGGGCTTGCTCTTGTTCTATCTCTAACTGTATCAACAAAAGCTCTTTGTCGTTCTGGACTCGCTCCAATGTTAAATCGATCTCTAAGTTCTGTATAATCCCTCATACCTCTTTTTACTTTCGTAGACCAACTGTCCCAACTAGCGGGTTGTCCCATCTCTTGATTTCCAAAGAAAGTCTCAAGATCAGGTATTAACTCTTTAAACTGTCGCAAAGAAGCTGATTCTTCATTAGCTCTTTTTTCTAAATAAACTATACCTTCTGTTACTGCGTCTAGTGAAGATTTATTTGAAATCTCTTCAGAATTAGCTAAAGTTAATTCATCGCCTGCAGCATCCACTTTCTTCTGTTGCTCTAATCTCATATCAAAAAAGTCGGCTATAGAAAAATCTTGTTGCTTATCTATATCACTAAGCTTCTCAAGCCTCATCTTTTCATCCATAGTCAGAATATTAAAGTCTCTATCTTTTCTGCTGACGGGTTTAGGATTAGCTACAGTCGCTCCGTATTCTCGATTTGTTGTTTGACCTTTTCTTAAATCTTCTTTTCTTCTAATTAAATCAGATTGTATTTCTTCAAGCATTAAAAACTTCTTACCATCTTCTCGTGTTTGAATACTAAATCTAACATGCCCAAAATACCCAGGGCTCTTATTATCATAATAGTCGTGACTTCTTGTGCCCTTCATTTCTTTGTCATCTTTAATCATAAAGTCAGGAGAAACCTTATCTGCCATCTTTTTCTCATTAGGATCAGAAAAAATCATCACTCCAAAATCTCTTTGAGTCTTTTGAGCATTTGGTATTCTTTGTGTTCCTTCATAAAAAGATGTGCCAGAAGCATTAGGCGAAGTTTTAAGAATTACATCTGTTTTTACGTTTTGTTTAAATTGTCTGTGAACTTTTAACAAATCTTCTTTGTTAAGCATTTTATCTGGAAACTGTTCCAAATAATCTCTAAGACCAGACTCAACTAAGTCGCCTCCGTCAAATCCTATCCTTGCTTTTTTATCTCTTGCTTTTAACGCATCAAGTATCTCATCGGCTCTCTTTGGTTTCTTACCCATTATTTGATTTATCTCTAAAACCAGTGGCGAAAAAATTTCTTTTTGCTGTGATTCATCTGCACCAACTGCCAGTGAGGCTTGATAATCTACTTCTTCTTTTGGTAAATACTTTTTCCCAGGATCATACTTAGGTTTAATAACGGCGGGTACATTAGCCTTCTCCGACATTAATATCTCAGCACTGGTTTTTGGAACGGGTGCTATTGAACCACCATCAATTCCTGCCATAGCAAAACCACTGGATGGTGGACCACCGTCCATGAGCTTAGATAAAAGTTTTACGCCTGCTGCACCTTTTGTTAACAGTAACCCAGGAGCGGCAACTCTACCTGCACTCTCAAGATTAAAACCAAACTCTGGAATATCAACTCCCGCTTTTTTTATCAAGGCTTCCGAACCAATGCCCTTGGCTAACTCTTGTGCTGCTTTGGCTTCACCTAAATCCGATCCAGGAAACAAGGACTTTCGTATAGAAAAGAAAGCATCGGCAAGATCTGCGGGAGCACCCACTAAATCAAAGGTTTCACCTACAACAACACCTTTTCCTATTTTTTTTAAATCGCTTAGAGTCTTTCCTAAACCTTGTGGTTCTTGAGCCATTAAGTAATCCTTGTTGTCTTCTTTTTATTAGGAAGCATTCTATCAGAAAAACGATTAGTAACAGTATAACCTTTAGTTACCCTTATCTTTTTAATAGGCTTTTTTTTCATTAGTAAGTTCCTTTGAACATTCCACCACGGTTTTTCATTATAGCTCCACCCATGTTTAGTCTTTTAAGGAATTTACCTTTAGGACCAGGACCACCTTTGATAGTCATATCTTTTGGGTTAGCACCCATTTTTGGACCACCCTTGGTTTTATTTTTTGCTTTTATGTTAGCTTCTATAGATTTCTTAACATTCATTAATCTTGTTTGTTCTTTAACGTCACCTTTTTTCTTAGCAGCATTCAAGTCTTTATCGAATTGAGACATGTAGTTGCCAGAACCTCTAGGTGGTTTGTCAGATGGAGCTACCTTTGGTTTTCTACCTAGTTGTTGTGTCTCTTCACCTGATTTTGTAAAGCCACTTCTATAGTCTCGGTCTTTAGGAGCAGGAGCTAACTTTTTTATTCTTGCTAAGTCTCTTTCCATTTGAGCTTTTGAAGATGAAGATTTTGAAAGTTTTTCCATTCTTTTATATTCAGGCTTCTCTCGAAGTTTTTTTGATCTCTCTTCATTCGCTTTTAAATTAGCTTCTTTTTGTGCTTTTGTGAGTCTTGGTGCCATAGTAATCTCCTAATAATACTCTCTTGCTCTACGAGGATACCAGTTCTCTGGTATCTCTTCGCCTTTTAAATCGATAAACCCGCCTTGCCTAAAACGCATCACTGCCATTGTCATACTATCACAATAGTCATCATGATCGCCAAATGGAAAAGATGCAACTTCTTCAATAACATCTTCTGCAAATTTCTCTCCTTCAGGATACCATACTTTACCCGATTCGAAAATAGGTGACACGATATGCATCCTCATAGTTTTATCAACACCCCCACCACCTTTTCGTCTGCCAGGACTGAACGTAGTAACGGGAAGATTTAGTAATCTTAATTCATCAGCCAATGGTTGACCAGATGCCTTCGCCTCAATTAGCATCAAATCTGGTTCCCAATATTCATTTTCTTCCAAAGCAATTTCTTTTAACTCTGGAAAATTCCAACGACCCTTCTTCGCATCCAACATTATCAAATGTTGTACACCATCTTCCTTTGGCTCAAATACACCCCAAGTTGTAATCGCACTATAGTCGGCAGTCTCTTTTTTAGAATATGCCGTATCATAACTCTGCACTATATAATCTAATCTTGGGGTATCTTGTCTTTCCCAAGGTTGCCACCAATCTCTCTTGATCATAGCAACAGCTTCCGAGGTTGGGTTTTGTTGCCATTGAGCGTTCCACTTGACTGGGGACAGTGAAGCCTTGACCTTTAATAATTCGTCCGTTTCCCAAAACTCGGGCCATAATGGTTTATCATTTGGAAGTATCGCTGGAAATTCTATAACCTCCCATTGATCGGACATATTGTCCATTGCCATATTCTGTACTAATCGCCCCGTCAGATCCTTCTTTGACCATCTCGTCTGCACAATAATGATGGTACCCCCCGGTTGAAGTCTCTGTCTTGGTCCAGAAGTATACCATTCGTATGTATTATCATAAGCAACCGTGGACAATGCATCTTGTTCCGAGTGCGGGTCATCAATGATCAACAAATCGGCACCACGACCAGTCATTGCAGCACCCACCCCCGCAGCAAAATATTCCCCGCCTTGACTAGTCTCCCAACGACCTGCAGCTTGGCTATCCTGTTTCAAGTCCGTTTTGGGAAAGATCTCAGCATATATGGGATCGGCAATGAGATCACGAACCTTCCTACCAAATCTTACAGCAAGTTCCGTGTTCATGGTAGCCTGAATGATTTTTAATTTAGGATTACGTCCCAAGAACCACGAAGGCATTAAATATGACGCTAATTCTGATTTCGAGTGTCTAGGAGGCATGTTGATGATCAAACGCTTCAAGTTACCCGATGCAATGTCCTCGAGCTTTTCGGCAATAACACGATGATGTCTACCCTCAATAAAACCCTCATATACATGTTTAGCATAGGCTAGAAATTTAGTTTGGGCTACTTCTCTGGTTTCAAGTCGCTTATGTTGTTGCTCCAGTAACAGAACTTCTTGTAACACTTCTTTGGGTAAGGCTTCATAATTCATACCCGAACAATAATACATTCGAATGAATTTATCAATCTTTGTAATATAACTGTGTAAGTAACCCACCATCCCTCGTATTTAGGGGGTACCCCCTTCTCAATACTTAAAGTTATTTACCTTTTGCTATCAGTTACCCCCGTGCCTTAAAACACTAGCTTCGCAAGCGTCACTAGAACTTCGTCCCTCAGTTCAAGTTATGCTAACAAAGCTAGTGTTTTAGTCAAATTTTTTAGGGGTGCAATCATAAAAACTGATACACGGTATCAAAAAATATTGTGGCCTGGAACTTGACTTATGGGATTATCTAGGATACAATGACTATAGGGAATAATCCCTTAACGTACAACCAAGGAGGACAATATGTCTGATGTACAATACGCCATCGAGGAACTTGTTAATGAGCAAGTAGACTCTCGCATCGAAGATGCAGTTTCCGAGAACCATGAGATTCATTCTATCAAGGATGATATCTCGGAACTTCAAGACAAACTTAATGGAGACTTTGCCGACGAAGTCACTAAGGCAGTCTTGTTAAACATCACGACTAAGTTGGTCGCTTGTAATGATGAGCAATACATCATGGTCAAGAAGACTTATCTTGAATCACTTCAATCAAAAAAGGAGGAGGGCTAGAATTGGGGGCGAGAGCCCCCTTTTTCCTTTTATAAAAATATGAAAAATTTTACAGAAATAAATTATTTACAAGGTCAAGTTATTGGTATCTTAAGTTCAATTGAAGAATTAAAAAAGAATGAGTTAGCACTCATCCTAAAAAGGAATGAACTCGAGGATAAGATCGAAGAATTAAAGAAGGAGAAGTAAATGAATAGACAATTAGAAGAACATAACGAATTTAATTATACCTCAGATGCCGAATGGGATAAGGAAGATGCTAGAATAAGAGGAGAGCAGAATCCAGATTATCCTTGGATATCAACCGACC